GTCATAATCTTGGACGAGTGTGATTACATTACACCAAACGCTCAAGCAGCACTTCGTAATCTTATGGAAACTTTCTCTAAGAATTGTCGTTTTATATTGACTTGTAATTATGTCGAGAGAATTATTGACCCGATACAAAGTCGTTGTCAATCATTCCAGATAATTCCACCAGACAGAAAACAAGTCGCACAACATTTAGCAAACATCTTGAACAATGAAAACATTGAGTATGATGTCAAAGATATAGCAACCATTGTAAATGGTGGGTATCCAGATATCAGACGAGTTATCAATGGTTCTCAAAGACAAGTTGTAAATGGTAAATTAGTAATTGATGAAAACACTATAACACAAAACGATTACAAAACGAAAGTCTTGGAAATCTTGAAAACACAAGATAAGAAATCATCATTTCAAAACATCAGACAATTATTAGCAGACTCAAAAGTATCAGACTTTTCAGATTTGTTTAGATTAATGTTTGATACGATTGATGATTGGGGGACAGGTCATATCGCAGAGTGTATATTGATTTTATCAAAATATCAACAATCAGACGCAGTCGTAGTGGACAAAGAAATAAACATTATGGCTATGTTTGTAGAAATAATAGGGACAATCAAATGAAACAACAAGAACAACCAGGAGTTCAGATAGATATTTCAAAAGCAGATACTATTCAATGTGAGGAGTGTGGAAACGCATCTTTCATACAGGCATTTTTCTTGAAGAAAATATCTGCCTTGATGTCGCCAACAGGTAAAGAAGCTATCGTTCCAATGCAGGTATTTAGTTGTGGGAATTGTGGAACTATTCCGAAGAATATGACAGATATAGGAGAGTAAAATGGGATTACTTAATAAACTGATGTCAAGTGTTGGTTGGAAACCACCTTCAAGTAAACAAAGTGGTATTACAAGTGCTGATACATTATATAATGAAATGACCGTTAAGTATGTTGATTTATATTATAATGAAAACATTAGAGTTATGCACGCAGATAAAAATGGTAATGTTCCAGAGGGTATTGACCATAGATTTTCATTAACTAATGATGATTTAAGACCAGTTAAAGTTGACTTAACAAAAGCTTACTATCTACAAGGAAGCAGAGTTGAGGACCCAAAATATAATGATAAAGACGCACCATTACAAATACATTGTTTTGGTGATAGTTGGACTTATGGTTGGGATGTTGAACAAGAGGAAGCATTTCCACACTTATTAGGAGATGAATTCACTTCAGTATGGAACTATGGAGCTGGTAAGACTGGTTTAGATTATACCGTGAAGAAAATAACAGAAGTATATCGTGATTTCAACCACAAAGAAAATCAAAACTTTATTTATGTTATTACTATTCCACATAGTTTTAGAAGAATGCATTTCGAAGACAATGGATTGGCTCGTAGGTGTTGGGATAAACCAAAAGCTGCAGAACAAAATGAGTATAATCACTTTCTATACTTATATCATCACTACGAAATTCTAAATCGTTTAATCGGTAGAGATAAAATCATATGGGGAACTTGGGACGATGAGATACCAGCGGATATGATAGACATTTATTTTGACTTACACGATTTAGCAGGTAGACACCCAGGTCCAAAATCTCACAAAAAATATGCTGAGAAAATCAAAGACATTATGAGAGAGAGTGGTTGGTATAGTGAGCAAAAAGCAGATTAATAGAGTCCACTATAATGTAGATAAATTCTACAACGAAAATTATAGAGTAGTTTTGAAAGAACAAACTGAAAATAATTTTCCAAAAGGTGAACACGGATTAAAACTTTATCAACACATTGATGACGAGGGTAATACAATATATTCCAATGAACGAGGTGAATATGTTTATAATCATCATCAAGCTCTTAATATTTATCAAAACAATATGGGTAAATTTGAGGGTGGACGACAACACGACCCAATCTACAATGATGAAAATGTGGGACGACAAATCTATACCTTTGGTTGTAGTTGGACTTATGGTTGGGATATACCACAAACTCAAACCTTTACTCATTTACTCGGAGATGAAAACACAGCAGTTCATAATTACGGAGCAGGTGGAACAGGTTTAGATTTCGCAGTCAAAACATTATCAGAAGTTTACATACCAGAATCAAGACGACAAATATTTATCATTACGGTCCCACACTTTTTCAGACGAACTTGGTTTGATGATACTGGTGTTCTATTGAGGTCTTGGCAAGTAAAGGAACAAACCGATATAAATGAATACAATCACTACTTTAATTTTTTACATAACTATGAGTTACTAAACAGATTTGTAGGTCGGGATAAAATCATTTGGGGAACTTGGGATATGGATTTACCAAGAGACAAATTTGATGTAGTGTTCGAGTGTATAGACCATACAGAAGACGGACTACACCCGGGTCCAAAAGCACATAAACAATATGCGGATAGATTAAAAAATGTATTACAAGATAGATTTAAATAATTACGAACCACGAGAAGTTCCAGCGTATCAAGAGTTTAATGATTGGGAACAAATGAAATGGAACGAGGTTCAATTAGATATTTTAAGAGAGTTGAATGAATTCAAAGACTCATTTGGTAAAGATTGGGAAGAGTGGAATATATCTGATTTAAAACATAGACTACAAAACAATTGGTCATTTTATATAGTTGAGGGTGGTTGGGCATTTATTGATTGGAATAGAGAATATCCAATGTTATGTCAAAAATATGTGTTTCCAGAACATAGAGGAAAGGGTTTAAATTTAGATTTAATATGGATTCGTTGTAATGAATTAGTCCAACAAGGACATAAAACAGCTATGATGTTTATAGATGATTGGAACGAACCCGCAAAATCAGTATTGAAAGAGAAAATATTTACGAAAATGGACTAAGTAGATATTTATTCTTAGGAGAAAATTATGTCAGTTCAAACAACAATAGAAAGTTATTTAAATTATATTACGGGAAGTGCTGGTGGTTGGCCAGCAAATACTAATACCGCAATCTTTGCAGGTGTTGATTATATTAAACAAGAAACCACAGATAATATTTATCTAAATGAAATGAATACCGCTTGTGGTATGTATGGTTCTTATAATGAACAAACAGCGTCATTTAATCTGATAGCAGATTATGCAAATGAAAAAGGTTGTACAACTGCATATATTTATGGTCAAGATGATGTTGTAAAACAAAATCCTTCATCATTTCAAGAACCAATAATTAGTGCAAGTTTCGCTAGACATAATATTTCAGTAAATTTTGAGTATGCTGAAAACACTTCACTAACATATTTCGCCCAAAGAGGAAACACAGACCATTTAGACAAGTTCCATTTGTGGATGCAAACACCTTGGTTTAGTGATGATAATTTATTAGAAATAGTTAGTGGTTCGTTTAATAAAACACCATTTAGAACTATACTTTCAAGTTCACCAGTAAGTTCAAGTTTAATTCCAATATTTGATACAGGTTCTTTTTCAGACTCAAATGCATATCACCCAGATTTTGTGATTAAAAATCCGGATAATGACGGAACTTCTTATGATAATAGTATATTGTTTCACAAGTATATCGCAGAAAATCCTACTTATCAAAATGCAGTCAGTAGTGGTTCATTAATTGAAACTTACATTGTTCCGAGTGGTTCAACTGTAGGAACACAAGGATATTTAAAATCACCGAAGTATGAATATTTAATGACACCAGATAGACAAATACTGGTTAAGAAAAAAGATAAGTTAGATGTTTCAATGGCACCTAAGTTTGTATTGAGTGGAGACAGGTATCATATGCAGAACGCTCTATTATATTCAACACCGAGTGGTAGTAATATTAGAATGTTTGATGACTCTCAAAAACAAGTTCAAGATGTCCAAGTAGGTGATGTTGTAAAATCTTATCTACCAGTTGGTATGCCAGATGAATTTTTCTTTGAGGATTGGTTAAGTTATTCCACGACAGATTTGAGTGGTTCAACAGCATCAGGTTCAGTTGTTGTGAGAACTTATCAAGAGGACTATTACGGATACTATTTACTTAATGGTAGTATAAAAGTTCCGGTTATGAAACAATCTATGATGAAAGGTGCGAGATACTTTGTAAAACAAAGTGATACTTGGAGTTGGGTAAAACCTACAAATATTTCAGTTGGAGATTATCTTTTTGATAAGGACGGAAACGAGGTTGAGATTACATCAAAAACAGAAGTCGCACAAGAGGAAACATTTTATTCATTAGATGTAGAGGATATTGATACATACTTTACATCAGACATATTGGTCCATAATATTCCACCAGGTAAATGTTTTACAGGTGATACAATGATTACATTATCAGACGGAACTTATCATAAAATTAAACACATTGAATTAGGTTCAAAAATAAAAACCTATGATGTAGAGAGTGGTAAATTACAAGACTCGATAGTTTTAGAGGTTGTAAAAATTCTACACGATAATTTAGTAAAATATAAGTTTGATGACAATACTGAAATTATAGCCACAGATGACCACCCATTTTATGTTGCGAGTGATTCATACATAGATTCAGATTACAGAACATTAGAGGTCGGTGATGAAGTTTTAAATGATGAGTTAAACAAAATTAAAGTAGTTAATGTTGAAAAAATTGACGGACTTGTAGAAACATACAACATTAACAGAACAAATAACGGCAAAAATTATTTTGCGAATAGGGTTTTAGTATCAGATGAGTCAGAAACAGAATAACGATTTTTTATATTCAGTTCAAATTCCAAACTTTTTATCATCAGAAAAATGTGATGAATTATTAAAAGACATTATGGAATCAGAACAAGATGTGATTGGTTGTGTTGGAGATGAACAAGGAAAAAATGCAGTCATACCAGAAATTAGAAAAACTAATGAGTGGTATTTATGTGAACAAGAAGAAAACCAATTCAGACCAACAAAACCAAACAAAGATTGGAAATGGTTACAGGACAAAATGTTTCAAATGGCCAATATCGTAAATGATAAAGTATTTCATTTTGATATTGACGGGTGTGATAATGAATTAAAATTAATAGAATACACAAAGGGTGGTTTCTATGGTTGGCACACAGACTTTAATGCAGGAACTTGTTCAGTAAGAAAATTAGTAGGGATAATTCAATTAACGGACCCGAGTGAATATGAGGGTGGAGATGTTCAATTTGGTATCCAAGACAAAGACACAAAAGAATGGTATTCAATGAACAAATTAAAAGGTTCATTAACTTTCTTTCCCGCATTCCTATGTCATAATGTTGTTCCAGTCAGCAAAGGTAAACGATATGTAATTCAAGAATTATTTATCGGAGACCACTTCAAATAGGATAAAAATGTATAAACCAATAGATATGGAATCTTTGAAATTAAATAATAATTTCAAATGGGTAATAACAAAAGATGACTTCTTTACAAAAGAGGAGTGCGACTATATCATTGACAAAGTAAATAAAAATTCTGAAAGAAAGAAAACAAAATACTATGAGAAAGAAGATAGTATTTGTTTATTAAACATCAATAAAAATAATGAACAAAAATACTTAGATAAATTTTGGGAAGTAATATCAGTAGCAAACCAAGTCCACTACAAATATGACATCAAGGGTATTTATAGAAATAGAATACAATGTCATAAGTATGATGTTGGAGATTGGTATAATCCACACTCAGACTTTTATCCAATAGACCAATTTAGTTCATTAAAATTAACTTGTATCGTTTCATTAAACGATGATTACGAGGGTGGTGAGTTCAAATTGTTTGACGGAAAAACCATAGAACAAAAACCAGGTAGATTAATAATTCACCCAGCATTTGCAGGACACCAAATCACCGAGATAACAAAAGGTGAACGATATTCTTGTGTTGCTTGGGCGGTAGGGGACACATTTGTATGATACAAAACGACACATTTAAGTTTGTAGTTCATAGAGAGAACTTTTTATCAGTTAGTCAATGCCAGAAACTAATGAGATACTTAGAAACAGGAGAACCAACTGAGTCAGAACTTGCCGGTAATTATGATGAGAACATTTTAAACAAAGAAGTTCGTGATAACAAAGAGGTTACGATTAATAACAAACAATTAAAAGACAAACTACAAATGGTATTTGAATTGTCTAATCAATCTATTTGGAAATACAATATACAAGAAATGGAAAAAGTAAAAATACTCAGATATGAAAATGGTGGTAAATACAAATGGCATACTGATTGTGGGTCAAGGGAAACTTCATTAAGAAAACTAACCGCTATCGTTCAACTATCAGACGAAACAAAATATGAGGGTGGGAATTTAGAATTTGGTATCACAGATAAATCAGGAAAAAATAATTACACCGCACCAAGAACACGAGGAAGTATTACAATCTTTCCAGCTTTCTTATCACACAGAATTACACCAATCACAAAAGGTAGACGATACTCATTAATAACTTGGATGCTAGGAGATTGTTTTGTATGAAACTAGCATTATGTATTTGTCCACAATGGTCAGTTCAAACACCTTCATTTGCGATAGGTAGTCTAAAATCACACATCAACAATAAAGATGTCGTTGTAGACCAAATAGATTTAAATATCTTATCATCAATCTATACGAAAGAAAAGAACATAGAAAAGTTTTGGGATTGGGGTAATGATAAACCTTGGAATTCAGAAACAAACTTTCAAACAGAAATACTACCTTATTTTAAAGATTTGTGGCACGAGTATATTGAAATTCTTTCAACATATGATATTGTGGCATTCACTACCTACACATCAAACATTATCACAACAGACTATATTGCCAGATATGTAAAGCAAATGAATCCAAAGATACAAATTTGGTATGGTGGTCCTTACTCTTGGTATTCGGAGTGTGGTGGATTAGTTGAGAAAGATAATTATAGAGAGTTTGTTGATATCGCTTGTGGTTCTAATGACGGAGAAAGAATTATATCTGACTTAGTAAATAAATATCTTGAAGACGGACACTATGAAAACATTAGAGGTATTTATCGTTGGGATAAAATATCACCAAGTTTTCCTACGGTGTTGAAAAAAGGTCGTAGTGGTAGAACACCAGTATTTAATGGTGGATTATTACCACAAAACCTTAATGAATTAGAAACACCAAGTTGGGACAAAAGTGTTATTGATGATTATAAAAAACTTGCAGAGTTATTTGATTTAGAGGTTACATTACCTATGCAAACTTCAAGGGGTTGCACTTTTAAATGCACATTTTGTAGTGAAACTAGATTATACCGATACAAAAACAATGAAAAAATCGTTGACGAAATGAAAGGACTAGAAGAACAGACTGGTATTAATAACTTTTGGTTTACTGATTCATTAATTAATGGTTCAATGCCTAATTTTAAAAAATTTGTAGATAAGTTGCAAGAAGAAACAGATAATGGAAACATACCAAAAATGTATTGGGGTGGACATTTCAGGACACATAAGAAGTTAGACGGAGAATTATTAACACGAGCAGTTAATGTCGGATTAAATTATATGAATGTTGGTTGTGAAAACGGAGTGAATAAGATACTAGCATTGATGGAAAAAGGACAAACTTCTGATGATGTAAGTCATTTTCTAAAATCAGCATACGAAAGTAATGTTTTTTATAATGCAAATTGGATACCAGGTTATCCAAAAGAAAACCATATGGACTTTATGCTACAACTAAAATTTTTGTATGATAATCACAAATACTTCATCAATAACGGACTATTAAATTTAATGCAATCAACAGACATTTTAGACCACACACCTTTAGATGTTTATAAAGATGAGTTTGATGTATCGAAAGAAAAAACCATACTAAACTCTTGGACTTCAAATGATTACAAAAATATACTAATGATTAGACACTTAAGAGCTTTCTTAATTGAAACATTATTAAAAGCTTTTAATTTTACAAAAGAGGGTGAGGATTTAATCGGAGATGATTTTTCATACGCGACACCAAAAGAAAAGGGTGGAAAACCACCATATTATAGGGCAAGAATTAGAGAAAACGCACTACAAGTTAATCAGGTTGAAGTAGAATTGAAAAAAGATAAAGATGATAGTATATTTACAAATGAATTTTTACTATCAACAGAACAAAACAATATGGTTGATACCATTGAGAACGAAGTTATAAAAACGATTAAAGGTTTTGCTTGGGTATTGGTTAATATATCTAATAAATCAAATATTAATTTTATCATCAGAGACAATTACAAAGGATACAACTTAAAAGATTCACACTTCAATTGTAATTTCTCACTCAAATCTAATGGTAATGATTTTGAACTTGATGTTGAGTATGGATTTAAAATTGGAAAAACTGATAAACAATTGTTTGATGATACAGATAATTTAGATTTAGTGGCAAGAAATACAATCAACATTAAAGATAATGTCAGTAAATACAAATACTCTAATGAGGTTGATGAACTATATCAAGATAGTATAGATTATAAAAAACACAAAGTTTCATTTCCAAGAACAGAAATGACAAATCAGTATTAAAAAAAATACATTTTACAAAAGGAGCATACTATTTATTAGTATCTAAGGTTATTCACAATGAAAACAAAATCACTATTTGACCATATAAAAGAAATTACAAATTCACAGAACCCAAATTATTGGGACGATATTTCTGATGCTGATAAAAAGACTTGGTCAAATTATATGGTGCATAGATTTCTATCAATGAAACCAGAGTGGATTGAAGTTGTAAATGAAATCCAAAGATACTGGGAGTTAGAACCTAAATCAGTTTATCAATTCTACACCAATGTAATTCCTAAGAGCAGAACATTTCTCAGATATACAAAATCTAAGAAGAAATCAAAGATAGAGAGTTGGGCTATGGACATATTATGTGATTATTTTCAAGATAGTTCACAAAATATTGAAAAAACACTTGACATTATGGGTAAAGATGTTGTATATTCAATTGTATCCAAATATGGTGTAGATGAAAAGCAACTAAAAAAAATATGGAGTAAATAATGATTAAAGACGCACCAACAAAAGTTATTGATGATGTCGGTCAAGAATATGACCCGACACAAGAGAAAGAAAATCTTGGATTGAGAACAAGTGAATATGAAAAAGAAATGGTAGACACACAAGATGTCGTAAAGTATATGGAGAGAACTTATCCTGAAATGACAGGTGAGTTTCTAAAAATACAATCAGAACAATATGAATTGTTTTGTAGAAAACAATATGATTATGGTCCACAAAATATAGCAGTAGGAACAATTCTAAAAACACCAGAGGATATTAAGTTATCGTTATTAGGATTGTGGTTCAGAATGAACGATAAGATAGAAAGAATGAAAACATTATTATTGAGAAACGGAGTAAACTCAGTTGAGGGAGAACCAGTAACTGATAGTTTTTCAGATGTATCAAATTATGGGGTTATGGCACAAGTCGTAGCAAGAGGCAAATGGGCAAAATAAGTTATAGTCAGTTCGCAATGTGGGACAAATGTCCTTACACTTGGAAAGCAAACTATGTGGATAAAGCAGAGACTTTCAAAGGTAATATTTATACCTTGTTTGGTAGTGCTATTCACGAAACTATTCAAGCATATTTAGTATGTTATTACGAACGAACAATCAAAGAAGCAGATGCTTTACCACTACACGATATTCTGATATATCGTATGAAAGAATTATATAAAGAATCTAAAGAAAGATATGGTGACGGATTTGAAGTAGACCAGAAAGAAATGATTGAGTTTACTAATGACGGATTCGCTATCATTGATGAGTTCTTGAAAAGAAAAGGTAGTCACTTCAAAAAGAAAGATACTGAATTAGTTGGTATTGAAATGAATCTTAATTACAAACTACCAAAGAATATGAGATTTGTAGGATTTATGGATGTTGTTCTACACGATAAGAAAACTGGTCGTATGAAAGTTATTGATATCAAATCATCTACTATGGGTTGGAACAAGTATATGAAAGCAGATAAGAACAAAACCAATCAGTTATTATTGTATAAACATTTTATGGCTAAACAATTAGAAATATCGGAAGATAAAATAGATGTTGAATATTTAATATTAAAGAGAAGATTATATGAAAATATGATGTATCCACAGAAAAGAATTCAGGCGTTCTCGCCAGCAAGTGGAAAACCAAGTGTTAATAAGGTTATGACAAGGTTACAAGAGTTTATAGATGAGTGTTATGATGACAAAGGTAAAATCATCGCACACGACTATGAAAAATGTGAAAAACACAAGAAGTGTAGAAGTTGTAAGGATTTAGAATGACAGAACCAAGTTTAAGAATTAAAGTAACAGATTTTTTAGCAACAGATTTTGAACAAGAAGTATTTCAAGAGTTGATGAAAATCAAACAAATGGATTATCTAAGTGGTGTTCCATTTCCATTATACTTTTGGTATGATAGAGAAACTGAAATGGTAGACTTAAATACATTAGAACCATTTATTAAGTATTGGAAAACTGAGGGTCAGTTTAATACTAAAATAATTATTATTCCAGAGTTAACAGATGACCAAAATCACTTTATCACTTATGATATCAGACCAAAGGGAGTGAAACCAGCAAATAAAGATTATATGGAAAACTTTAGATTTGCGTATGAATATGATAATCCAAGAGAAATTATAAATGGATTAAAACATTTCGTAAAAACATATGAGTTCGTTAACAAAGACGAACTAAGCCCGGAACCAATCAGAAAACAAAAAAGAAACGACTAGTGAAAGTAGCAATCATTGGTAGTAGAACTTATAGTAATAAAACAAAAATGAAAAGTTTTATGTTTCGATTAAGAATGGAACACCCAGAAGTAGAAGTTGTGGGTGGTGGTGCGAAAGACGGAGCAGATAAATACGCAAAGAAGTTCGCATTAGAGTTCAAAATACCTTATAGTGAGTTTCCACCACAACACGAACCACATAATATGTATTGTGTAATGGAGGCTTATAATTATGGAAAACCTTACAATGTTGGTTATTATCACAAAAGAAATAAAGACTTGGTTAAATATTCAGACAAAGTGGTGGCATTTGTTAAAGACGGAGAGATTACCAAGGGAACAAGGTCAGCACTAGAATATTGTGAGAAAATTAAAAAAAAGTATGTGATTTTGGATTAGAGTATATATTTATATATATAGAATTATGAAAGAAGAAAAACTAACATCAGTAAAAGTCATTGACGAACTCTACAAGAAATTTAGAGAAAAATCTATCCGAGATGACTTTTCATTACAAAAATTAGTAAACAGGACATTAGATATGTTTGTTTATGATGAGGACTTCCAAAAGAAAGTTTTGGAGTATGATAATTTAGAAAAAAGTGGTTCAAAATATTAAGAGGTTGTAATGCAATTACCAAAATTAACAAAGGTTTCAGAAAATAAAAAGAAAAAAATAATTTTACTATCAGACGATTTGCGTATGTCAAGTGGTGTCGGAACAATGTCAAGAGAAATTGTAATGGGAACTCTTGATGAGTATGATTGGGTCCAGGTTGGTGGAGCAATCAAACACCCAGACAATGGTAAAATTATCGATATGAACGACTCAGTTAGAAAAGAAACTGGTGTCGAAAACGCATCATTAAAAATTTATCCAGTTGACGGGTATGGTAATCCAAACTTATTAAGACATTTGATTAAGCTAGAAAAACCAGATGCGATTATGATTTATACAGACCCAAGATTTTGGGGGTGGTTATACAATATGGAACACGAAATCAGACAACATATTCCTATATTTTATTATAACATATGGGACGACTTACCTTATCCAAGGTGGAACGAACCTTATTATGAGAGTTGTGATTTAATGTTGAATATTTCAAAACAAACACACAATATAGTTCAAAATGTATGTCAGAATAAACCAAGAACAGATTGGGACTCAACCTACATACCACACGGAATAAATGAAAAATACTTTTATCCGGTTGAAAACGAAAAAGAAAAATTAGAGATGAACAAGATGAAGTCAGAATTGTTCCAGGGGAAAGATATAGAATTTTGTTTGTTTTACAATAATAGAAACATCAGAAGAAAGATGACTTCCGATACTATTTTGGCTTTCAAAACATTTGCAGATAAACTACCAAAAGAAAAAAGAGATAAAACTGCATTTGTTTTACACACTCAACCTTCTGATAATAATGGAACCGACCTACCAGCAGTGGTCCAGGAAATGTGTCCAGATTTAAACATTATATTTTCAACACAAAAGTTAGAAAATAAACACTTAAATTATTTATACAACATAGCAGATGTAACAATCAATTTAGCATCCAATGAGGGTTTTGGATTAGGAACTTGTGAAAGTCTAATGTGTGGAACACCAATTGTGGTTAATGTTACGGGTGGACTACAAGACCAATGTGGATTTAAAGTAAATGGAGAATACCTAACTTATAAAGATTACGGAAAGATTGGTTCTCTACACGATTGGAGACTATGGGAAGACAACAAAGCTCTAACTCACGGAGAGTGGGCGAAACCAGTATGGCCTAAGAGTCGTTCATTACAAGGTTCACCACCAACACCATATATTTTTGATGACAGATGTGATTGGTATGAAGCAGCTGATGCTATTGAGTTCTGGTATAATATGACAAAAGAACAAAGAAAAGAGTGTGGATTTAAAGGACACGAGTGGGTTTGTAGTGATGACGCAATGATGTCAGCAAGACATATGTGTCAATTATTTAAAGACCATATGAACACTGCTTTTGAAAAATGGACACCAAGAGAAAGATATGAGGTATACAAAGTATGATGAAACCAATAATATTAGTAACGGCTCCAGTTGAAACTCGTAGCGGATATGGAAACCACGCGAGAGATATTTGTAGAGCATTGATTGAAAGTGATAAGTATGATGTTGTAATCCAATCAGTTCCTTGGGGTTCAACACCAATGACTGCGTTAGATAAAAATAACGAAAGTCATAAAGAGATACAAAAAAGAATTTTAAGACAACCAAATCTGGCAAGACAACCAGAACTTCATTATCACATTGTAATACCTAGTGAATTCGCATCCATAGCAAAGAAAAATGTAGGTATGACTGCGGGGATTGAAACTACAATACCACCAGCAGATTGGATAGAGGGTTGTAATCGTATGGATAAAGTTATATTTACATCTGAGTTTTCAAAGAAAGGTTTTTCAGAAACAATCTTTGATAAGTTTGATAATAATATGTCTAAACAAACTGGTAAAATGCAAAAGATTGGAGAAGTTACATTACAAAAACCAAGTGAAGTCTTATTTGAGGGAGCAGATGCTAATCTATACAAGGAAACAAAAGAAATTTCAGATGACTTGAAAAAACAATTTTCTAAAATTGATGAGGACTTTTGTTTTCTATTCGTAGGACATTGGTTGCAAGGTAATCTCGGAGAGGACAGAAAAGATATCGGTATGATGTTAAAAACATTCTTTACCACATTCAAAGATACAAAAAATTCACCGGCACTAATTCTTAAAACAAGTGGTGCTAATTTCTCAATCATCGATAGAACAGCTCTAAAGAAAAAAATAAACGATATAAAAACTACTTTTGGTTCAGCAAAATTACCTAATGTTTATTTATTACACGGAGATTTATCAGATAAAGAAATGAACCAAATGTATAATCACCCGAAAGTAAAAGCACACATTACATTTACACACGGAGAGGGATTTGGAAGACCATTGTTAGAAGCATCATTTAGTGGTAAACCAATCTTGGCACCAATTTCAACAGGTCAAGCAGATTTCTTAGATTCTCAATATACTGTTGAATTACCACACACGATGACAAAAGTTCCTACAAATGCATTTCCAAAAGGATATACAACACCGGAATCTGAATGGAGTACGGTAAATTATGGAATTTCTAGTAGATTAATGTTAGATGTATTTAAAAACTACAACAAATATAAGGTTCGTGGTAAGAAACAAATGATAGTTAATCGTGAAAACTTCTCATATGAGGCGATGAAAGAAAAACTTATCATTATCACAGATACTATGTTAGAGGGTATTCCACAACAAGTTGAGTTAAAATTACCAACATTGAAGAAAGAACCTAAAAAACTTAAATTACCAAAATTAAAAAAAGGATAATATGGCAGAAATAAAAATAACTTGTCCACATTGTTTAAATGATAATAATTGTTTTGAAGAGAAAATAGATTTAGAGAAATTCAGTTCATATATTTGTTTCAATTGTGGATTTATGAGTAATTCAACATACACGAGAGATTCAGACGCAGTTAAGAAAATGGAAGATTCTTCAACAGAATTAATGAGAGACATAAAATTCTTTGATTATGAAAGAGAAATCTTTTGGTTTCCAACGATTTTAAATATGGGTAAGTTTGGTATGATTTATCCCGAGGGAACAAAAAATAACTGGAATTGGAAGTTAGCAGAGGTTCGTAAACTATCAAAGGAAGAACAAAAAGACCCACAATATCAGGGACACGAACACACTTTGGATGTTGAAAACGCAACCGAATACGGACAACACGAATTTTTAGATGCTTGTAAGAAAATGGGTATCGTTAAGGACTTATGAAGAATACTAATTGGCAAATAATACAAGCTGGACAAATCGTAAGATTTAGATACAAAAATATGAAAGGTGAGAGTTCAAATAGAACTGCTTATGTATTAGCACCAAGATATCGTTATAGAAAGAAATCCACTAATAGAATTGTAGAGTTTTTCATAGGATTAGAAATAGAAAACACAAAAAAACAATCTATCAATCCAATGGTATTGAAACAAATGTTTGAACAAATTAATGATTATTTTGAAGAGACAGATAAAAATGCAGACTACACAGATGAAAGAGCAATACAAAGAATATATGAAAATTTACAAAAGTTTTTAGACAAGACACCTATATTCAGAACATATTTTTTACGAGAGTGTAGAAAGAGAAGAGTGTTTTTAGTTGAAGATAGTAAAGATTTGATAGGTCAAACACTTGGTAGAGTTGTTGACTTGATTTTAGAAGACAAAAAGGACGCATTAGAAAGGGCATTGCCAGATGAAAATTAGTTATGGAATAACGGTTTATAATGAATATAAAGAATTAGATAACTTATTAGACCACTTATCTAAACACATTAGAAAAGAAGATGAAGTGGTGGTCACACGAGATGTATCTAAAGTCGGTGATAAAAGTATTATGCAAGATGAGTTTTATGCACTTGAAAAGGTATTAGAAAAATATGAGTATGGAACTTGGTTTCAACCAAAACAATTAAAAGTAAATACATTTCATTTTAGAAAAGATTTTTCGGCATTAAAAAACCACACAAAATCACATTGTTCAGGTGATTTTATATTTCACATTGACGCAGATGAAATACCAAATGAAATACTTCTACAACAATTACCAACGATATTAGAGATTAATGACACCGACTTAGTGTGGGTTCCAAGAGTTAATATCGTCAATGGTATTACAGACTTTCATTTAAACCTTTGGAAATGGAGAACAACAGAAAAGGGGTGGATTAATTTTCCTGACTATCAGGCAAGAATATTTAGAAATGCGGACCACATCAAATGGGTCAAGCCAGTTCACGAGGTAATAGACGGAGCAAAAACTTATTCACATTTACCACCACACGAAGAATTAACTTTAAAACACGAAAAAGATATCGTAAGACAAGAAGTTCAAAACAAGTTATATGAAGATATAATATAGGAGTAAAAATGAATATAATGGTTACAGGTGGAGCAGGTTTTATCGGAACAAACCTAATCAAAAGGTTATTAAAAGACGGACATAATGTAGTTAGTCTTGATAACTATTCAACAGGAACAGAAGAAAATCATCAAGAGGGGTGTGAATATTTTACAGCTGATGTTAGAGATGTAGTTGATTTTGGTTATTATATGGAACAACCAGATATCGTATTTCATCTAGCAGCATTTCCAAGAATACAACCATCATTTGAAAACCCAGCCAATACATTTGAAATCAACACAATGGGAACACTCAATATATTAGAGTGGGTAAGGGAAAGAAAATGTAGAATGATTTATGCAGGTTCTTCATCAGTTCACGGGGGTAAATACAAAAACCCTTACACATTTACGAAAGATTTATCAGAACAATTGTGTGAAATGTATAATACATTGTATCAAGTTGAAGTATCAATATGTAGATTTTACAATGTTTATGGAGACCATCAACCACTATCAGGTGAATATGCAGCAGTCGTTGGTATATTCTTAGAACAATATAAAAACGGGGAACCATTAACAATAACGGGTGATGGATTTCAAAGAAGAGATTTTACACACGTTAATGACATAGTTGAGGGTATGGTTTTAACAGCAGAAAACAATTTTTCTTGGGATATAGTTGAATTAGGAAGTGGTGTAAATCATTCCATTAATGAATTAGCATCTATGTTTAAGTGTGAAACCACATATATTGACGAAAGACCAGGAGAAGCGAGAGAAACTCTTTGTGATACTCAAATAGCTAAAAGACTGATTGGATATGAACCAAAGGAAGACTTAAGAAAATACATCAAAGGAGAGATTGGTGAGTAAAAATTTAATTTATATGGTGGCTATTGACCACGACACTTCAACATACAGAAACTACGATTACGCTCAATATGCAATAAAGTCTTGGAAATATTGGTGTGAAAGAAATGATGTTGACTTCTTGTTGATTGATGAACACAATCCAAGATATAAATTTCCAGTTTGGAATAAAGATACGATTTTCGAGAAAGTCGGAGATACTTATGATAAAATAGGTTATGTCGATAGTGATAGTATGATGAAGTGGGACGCACCTAATCCATTTGACTTATATACAGATGAGTGGTGTTGGTCCAAAGACTATTCTAATTTAAGGTGGAACCATAAAAGCGCAAGGTTTTACCAGAAATATTATCCAGACCAAACATTAGATATTTACAATTATTATAGTTCTGCGATAAAGTTTTTTACCAAAGAACATAAACCAATATTTGACGGATTGATAAAGTTATATGAAGAAAACTCAGAACAACTTGATGAAACAGCTAAAATGGGTGGTGGAAAAGTTCAAACGATTTGTAATTATGAAGTTCAAAAACAAGGTATTAAAACGAAAGAGTTTGATATTAGGTGGAATATGTTTCCAATGCACAAAAGAGAAATGTTTAGTCATAACTGGCAAGACGGAGATGATAAAACACCATTTTTTATCAAGTATAGTTATATCTGGCATTTCACAGGATTTCCAATTGAGGATAGAACAAGATTAATGAAAGATACTTGGGAGTTAGTGGAGAAAAATTATGAATAAAAATGTAGTGTTTATTATTGCAGTCAAAAAAGACGGACAACTAAAACCAGAATACGAAATCGGTATCGAAAGTTGGAGAAGGTGGTGTGATAAAAATGATGTAGAGTTATTTTTATTAGAGGAACCAGTATTATCAATGGACGATATGCATATCATTTGGCAAAGATACTTCTTATTTGACATCTATGACGCTAACGAAATCAAAGCAAATCAAACTCTAATGGTTGATGCTGATACGATTATTCACCCAGATTGTCCAAACTTTTTTGATGAAACGGACAACAAGTATTGCATGATACACGATGACGGGAGTTATGACTGGGTATTAAGAGGTATGGAACATTACTCAAAATATGTATATAATGGAGCTTGGATTGACTATTGGACTTACGGGAATAGTGGTTTCCAAATCGTCAATGATTCACACAGAGAGTTCTTTCAACATATGAGAGATTTTTATTTTGAAAACATAGAACAAATCAACACAATCCAACAAAAGTATGGTATTGGAACAGACCAAACACCATTGAATTTTAATTTAAAATTACAAAATGTTGATGTCAAATTATTACCTTACAAATATAATATGGGTTGTATGTTGAAAAAAGAAGTTCTGGCAGAGGATATGTTGTTTACTGATATAGGTTGGATATATCATTTTAACGGACTACCAAATAAAGATAAGACGGTTCCATATTGGATGAAAAAAACATTTGATTATTTGTATGGTTAAAGTAGGACTAATAGGAAAAGGTAAGTGGGGGAAAGTCATTGATAAGACTATCAATGAATTATCATTATCCGATGATTTTTTCAACATTAACTTCGTTGAACCAGAACAAGCAGATTGGGTTATTATTTCAACACCTAACGATTTACACTATGAACAAGCAATGTATTGGTTAGGACAAGGTAAAAATGTATTTTGTGAAAAACCATTAACATTAAGTTATGAAAGTGCTATTCAGTTGTTTGAGTTTGCAGATGTTATGAATTGTAAATTATATGTTGATGATGTGTTTAGTTGGAGAGATGACTATCCAATTTATGACGATATGAATTACTTTGTTTGGACTAAACCAAACCAAACAGATGTAAATTTTGTAGATAGACTAGCATATCATCATTTCTATATGTGGGTTGGAGATACAGACTTTGATATTAAATCTATTGAGGGTGTGTCTGATGACTTTAAAGTTGAGTTAGAGGACGGAAGAACAGCAATGTTTAAATATGGTTTCTCTGATGAACCAATGCATTTTGTAAATGAAACTGACTTGGTAAATTATGGTGGAGAACCATTGAAAACATTATTTAGTTTCTTGTTTTCAAATGCAGGTGATTATGAATTGAATAGAAAGATGTCATTAAATGCAATCAGACTATCTGAAAAGGTAAAAGAGGTAGTCTATCCAAAGGCATTAGTTATAGGAGCAGGAGTATTTGGATTATCAAGTGCTATGGCATTAATGAATTATGGTTTTAAAGTTGATGTCAAAGAAAAGTCTGATGGTATTATGAGAGGAGCTTCTTCAATCAATCAATATAGATTACACAAAGGTTATCATTATCCACGAAGTAAAGAAACTGCGCAAGAGTGTTTAGACGGATTATATTCATTTAAAAGAAAGTATCAAGATTGTGTGATTAATGGTGGTATAACTCATATGTATTCAATAGCATCTGAGGATAGTTTGGTAAATACAGATGAATATAA